GCCTGCTGAATGGAACTGGTTGGATGTTGAATACGAATACAACCCATTAGCAAAATTGGTTCACTATACATTAGGTACACCTTGTTTTCACGAGTTTGCTGATCAAGGTGACTTCAGTGATGAATGGCACAGAGAACGAATCTTTACTGAATATTGTCAGCAGAGGTTGATTGTATGAGCGGTTGGGTATTCCTTAGCAAAGGTGGCGAGGACGAATATGTGAACATGTTGGCTGCCAGTGCCGGCTATACATCCATGGATTCAGACTACTTTGATTATCACTATGATGTAGCTGTGGATCAAAATCAATTAGTTCTGCGTGGTATTCTGAAACACAAGATCATGAAACAATGTCTTGAAGATGGCAACAACTTCTATTACCTAGATTCAGGATATGTGGGCAACAATGTGGGAGATAGGAATAGTCAAGGAATTAAAAAATATCACAGGATAGTTTTAAATGATTTGCAACATAATGTGATACGCCCGAGACCTAGCAATCGCTGGGATTTGTTAGGTGTTAAAATACATCCTCGAAGAACAGGACGCAGAATCATTGTGGCAGCACCCGACGAAAAACCCTGCAAGTATTATGGTATTGATCAACAACAGTGGATCCGAGACACGGTGACTGAAATCAACAAGCACACTAGCCGCCCAGTAGAGGTACGAGAACGTGCGCCTAAAAGGATAGACCGGGTGTTTAATCAACCACTCAGCCAAGTATTAACCCAAGATGTACATGCCTTGGTCACATTCAACAGTGTGGCCGCAGTTGAGAGTATACTGGCAGGTGTACCAGCATTTGTTATGGCACCCAGTCATGTGGCGCAACCAGTGGCCAACACAGACTTGACCAAAATTGACGATCCATTTTATCCAGACAACGATCTATTGATGGCATGGTGTCATAGTATGGCATATGGACAATATCATGTGCGTGAATTAAAAAATGGCACAGCATTTAGAATGATGCAAGAATTATGAGAGTAATAAGTTACACCGCCACACTGCCTAAAAAAGAACAGTACACAGCAGAAAGTTTAAAAAAAGCCACAGACAAAGTCAACACATTGAAATATTTTGTAGAAGGTGTGAATGCAGTTGGGGACGAAGGCATAATTGAAACTGGTATGAACTATCAACCCAGTGATGTAGCTGTTATATTAGGTTGGGTGCATGAACATGGAAAGACTGCTGCCCATTTGCAGTTTAGACAACATATCCTAAACGGACAACTTGCAGCGGGCGGAAGAACTATCATAGCAGATAGCAATTTGTTTCTTTACAAAAATAAAGAAAATCCTGGGTATTGGTTACGTTACAGTTATGATGGTATATTTGCCAACACCGGCGAATACTGCGATCAATCACCTGATCCCGAACGTTGGGCAACAATACAAGCACAGTGTGGCGTGCAGATAAAACCCTGGAGAACAGCAGGCAATCATATTTTGTTGTGTTTGCAACGTGATGGTGGTTGGAGCATGGCTGGATGGGATGTAGTAGATTGGGCTATAAAAACCATAGTTGAAATACGTAAGTATTCAGATCGACCCATACGAATACGTCCTCATCCTGGAGACAAACGTGCAGTAAAGTATTGTGACCGACTATTAAAATTATGTCAAGGACGACAATTGACCAAAATTGAAGTTAGTCGTGCAGATGCATCATTGACCCAGGACTTTGTAAACTGCTGGGCAGTTGTGAACCACAACTCTAGTCCAGGTGTGGCAGCAGCTATTGAAGGCATTCCAATTTTTCTAACAGATCCTGAACGAAGTCAAGCACGAGATGTAGCAACCTTGTCATTAAATCGAATGGAGAATCCTTTCATGCCTGATCGAGTAGTATGGATACAACAGATCAGTCAATTCCATTGGAGTCACCAAGAATTACAGCTAGGAAAATGTTGGGAACACATGAAGAAATGGGCAAAATCATGATAGAAGTCATAACCAGTTTTAATCAGATATACTACGATCTCATTGGGCAGGACAGCCTAACCAGTTTCCTGGAACACTGGCCTGAAGATCTCTCAATCACTTGTTATGTAGAAGGATTCAGACTACCCGAACATCCACGTGTTCGACAAATTGATTTTGATCAACTTGATCCCGATTATCTTCAATTCCAAGCCGACACAAGATTTAGTCAGTCAGATAAAAAGTTTTCAAAGAAAGCATACAGTGTGATGCATGCCTTGATGCACAGCTCAGCAGATTGGATAGTATGGCAAGATGCTGATGTTCTTACATCCAAGGCAGTTCCGCAATCCTTGATAGATTCAATACTGCGGACCGAGTGTCTCAGCATGTACATGGGTGTGACTTATTATCAAAGCAAATCTGGGCAGCCTGGTGAATGGTTGTGTCCCGAAACTGGAATCTTTGCTGTGAACACTCGTCACAGAGCTTTCAAAGAATTTAGAACTGAATACATCCGTCGTTACCACGACCGTGACTACAAAGATCTGCGTAGATTCTATGACAATGATGTGTTTGGTGCTGCATTAAATTCGGTGAATGCACAAAATAACGATTTGTGCTATGGGTTTGAGAAGAAATATAAAACACCATTGCCACATACTGTGCTAGGAGAATATCTAATGCATTACAAAGCCAAGCACAGCAAAGCCGAATATTCCAAAGCAGATGTCAGCGCAGTCTGCTTTGATCCTGACTTATCTCAGTATCCTGAAGACCAATAACGTTCATGTCTAGGGCGTATGAGATCCGCTGAAAGACTACGTCCTGTGGACTTTCTATTGCCTTTGAGGTGATCTAAGTATGCACCCCATGCTGTGTTGATCAAAGGGTGTCCTTCACCTTTGATCAATCCTGCACTCCAGTTTAGTACTCGCCATTCAGGATGTCGAGCATGCACTTCTTTTCTGGTTTCATCAAACACCCAGCAATCATTCCATTCAGCCATGGTCATAAGTCGGCCAGAATCATAAGCCAGTTGGAACTCAGTAAGCCATTGTCGAGTGATAGAATTTTTTAGATTCATGCCATACAATCCACATTCGCTAAACTTCTTTTCTCTACCTAAATAAGCAAGCCCTACATCTGCAGGCATCTGTAACAATAAAAATGCTTCGTTGAGTGGAGTATGGCATACCATATCGGCATCCATCCAGAACAACACATCCGTGTCGCAATTTGCCGCAGCATGAAACACACTATAGGCTTTGTGGCTGAATCGTATTGCATCCCAGCGGAATCCTAATCCAGGCGCTTTGCCTTTGGCATCTACAGGACCTGTGGCTATTTCTCCTCGAGCTCGAGGATCTGATCCCCATCGTTGTTTGAAAGCAACTATCTCAAGGCTGACTTCATGTAGATTCCTCACATGCAGATTCTTGGCTTGTTGTGTGATTTCGCAATCTTCTGTATATACATAGAGATCAACTCCTCTAGGCCAAGCCTTTAAGAATGTATCAATCATCCGGCTGGCATATCGATCGTAGCCCGATTGATTAAATGTTGTCACTACTGCATATTTGGTCATTCAAAATCCTTGTAGATAGTCTGTTCATGATCTTTCCAAAACCAATGTTCTTGGATCATTGTTTTTATGTCCTGTAGCTCAACATCAATTTGTGATAACACAGGTACATTGGGTATAGTGACTCTAGCAGGATCATAGTAAAAAGCATTGTGATTGCTGATGCTATTTAATGTGAAAAATTTCATGCCATAATGTTCCCACAGTTTGGTGTATTTGGTCAAACTGGCTGCACAAAAAAATCTACGATCATAAGTCTTTTTTCTCACATTAGGAATATAAGGAAATCCGGCCTGTGTGGTAGACCCAAAATGTTTGTTGATCTCTACACACACCGCAGCAGGGCGGAATCCTGCTTCTAATAACACACGAGCAATATCGTAGTCAAAGCTGTCTATGTCAAGGCTGAAAAAATCAGTGTTCCAATCAGCTACAGGTCGTAGAACATCTACTATATCGTCTGGAGTGATCATCTGTTTTAATTTAGTGATGGCGTCACCCCAACGGTTGGGAGTATCAGGTTCCCACTCTCTGCCATCAACTCCTACACCGCGATATCCGCGATCTAGTAGATCCATGGTCATGTTCTGATTGCCTGTGCCAAATCCTATTTCTACAAAAGTTTGATGTGGATCTCTCAATCCTGCAAGCAAAAGTTCTATAATACCAGTTTCGCCAAATTGGCTGTGACCTTGTTTTTCGTATGGAAGAGTAAAGTGCATATATACTAGTTATCATTATGAACATCAGTATATTCAATAAATTTGGTGCATTAAACTCCGGGCCTGTATTTGACGCTTTTCGCAACGGTTGTAAAAAACATCGCATACATGTGAGCGATCACAACATGGCAGCCGATGTAGCGGTAATATGGAGTCAGCTTTGGGTAGGGCGTATGGCCCCAAATCGAGAAGTTTGTCAAGAATTCATCAACTCTGGCCGCCCAGTGATAGTGATGGAAGTTGGCCAACTCATGCGTGGTGTTTCTTGGAAAATGGGTGTCAATGGCGTAAATGCTCGTGCTTGGTGGGGAGAGGGACGCGAAGAAAATCGCACTAGCAAACTGGCAATGAGATTACAACCTTGGAACCAAGGCAATCATATTTTGATAGCCATGCAACGTGATGACAGTGAGCAGTGGGCTGGATTACCTCCAGCTACAGAGTGGTTGACTAGCACCATTGATTACATACGAGAACACACTGATCGGCCCATTGTGGTACGTCCACACCCTAGGCAAAAACTGCGTCCTATTCCTGGAATCAAAATGCAGCCGCCATTGGCATTGCGTGGTACCTATGATGAATTTGATTTCCGTAGCAGTTTGAGTCGTGCCTGGGCAGTGGTCAATGAGAATTCTGGGCCCGGCAGTCAAGCCATCTTAGATGGTGTACCAGCATTTGTAGGTGCATACTCAATGGCTGCACCTGTAGCCAACATGGATTTTTCTACAATAGAAAAACCAATCATGCCCGAAAGAACAGAGTGGTTAGAAGATCTATGCCATACAGAGTGGACACTGGGCGAATTATCTTCAGGTTATCCAATCAGTAGATTGCTGAGCAGGTTGAAGTCTAACTAAATCAGCGTCAACCATATCACAAATCATTGTAGCAAATTCAGTGCGTGGTTGCCATCCTAAAATATTTCTTGCCGGAGTAGAATCGCCACATAAACTGTACAGTTCAGCAGGTCGTTTGAATCGTGGATCTGATTTAATCAAGCTAGACCAATCTTCAATGCCTGCATGTTGAAATGCTATGTCGCATAATTCACCAATGCTGTGCTGTTCACCTGTGGCAATCACATAGTCTCGAGCAGTGGGTTGTTGTAACATCAACCACATGGCTTCTACAAAATCGCCGGCGAATCCCCAATCACGTTTGGCATCAAGATTTCCTAGTGTGATAGAATCTGCTAGTCCTAGCCTGATACGGGCAACACCATCAGTTATTTTGCGTGTGACAAATTCACGGCCACGTAAAGGGCTTTCGTGATTGAACAAGATTCCTGAACAAGCATATAAGCTATAACTTTCACGGAAGTTTATAGTCATCCAATGACTATATAATTTGCTCACCCCATACGGACTTCTTGGGCGGAATGGGGTGCTTTCTCCTTGGTGCCCTGCTTCGGTAGCATTACCAAACATTTCACTTGTGCTGGCTTGATAGAACCGTGTGTTAGGGCTGTGGCTACGTATGGCGTTAAGTAGATTCAACACTCCCATTGAGTTTACCTCTGTGGTGAGTTTGTTAAGATCCCAACTGGCGCCTACAAAACTTTGTGCTGCTAAATTGTACACTTCGTTGGGTTTGAGTGTTTGCATAAGATGATTCATGTTGTTTTCATCGGTGATATCACCGGTTACTAACTCAATGTCATTCTCAATGCCCAACCAACGGATGTTGTCTAAATTAGGGTTACTATATCGTTTGACAAGGCCGTACACATGATAGCCTTTTTCAACCAATAATTTGGCGAGATAAGGACCGTCTTGGCCGGTCATGCCTGTTACAAATGCTGTGCGTTTCATAACATTATGTATCACGCACAATCATCACACTGTAATATCTTCCATCCCTGCTGTGCGTAATCTAACCACATGACCCATTTGCCATTGTTTGGTATCTAGCCCTTTCATGATACCTAGCCAACGATTACGTAGCAATGCCACTTCATTGATAATGGTTTCAAAGTCTACAACTTCATCTTCACCTTCTGCATACTTTTCGGCATCACGTGAAGTAAGTGCGCGGGCATATCCTTCCAAATACTTTTGAAAGTGTTTTCTACGTATCTTGCGTAGTTGTATGTTGAGATAGTTTAGTATCGCTTCGATCTCTTGTAGTTGATTGAAACGTTGTTCAGTAATACCAGGCAGAGCTGTGATGTTTTTTTCTAGCACGCCCGAGATCTTACAATCTCGTTTGGCCAGTTCAAGCTCTGCCTCGTAATGGTCTATAAAATCAGGAATAGCCGCTAAGTTGGCTACTACTCTGCTGTACCACATCAGTTTTCCCAGTCATCTTCGAGATAATCTTCTTCTTCTTCAACATCATCCTCATCCTCGTAGGATTTGTCGTCGTCGAGATATGCTGTAAGGGCACGTTTGATATCAGGTTCGCTTTTGAAAGTTTCTTTAATATCATCTACATCACAGTCGTTATCGATCAAGATAGCCACAACTGTTTCCGCTGCTTCATCTCGATCCACTGTGTTTACATAACGTTTTAGTTCTGACCACATTTCGCTGGCCACTGCTACCGCTTCATTCATTCCGCTATCTCCTCTGCGGTACTTACCTCTTCTTTGTGATTTCCAAAGTCTTTCATTGCACGATCCAAACAACCTTCTTCATTGGCTTCCCACTTTTTGCGGAACTTCTTGATGATCTCGCCGTCGCTGGTCACAAACACTAGACTGTTACCTTCTTTCTTTAACAGACTGCGTTTCTCCATGAGATCCACCATACCCGAGTAAGGACTCATACCTGTCTCATAAGGAATCTTGACCTGTACACCTTCAAAGGGTTTTGAGTAACGTGTTTTCATAACCTTACAAGCAGCACGGATACCCATGACATCAGTGATCTTGTTGCCGTCCTCGTCCTCTTTGAGTTTTAGTTTTTTCATGGCCACAACAATTGAGCTGGCATAGATGAAACCTTGACCGCCGGAGATCTTGTCATCGGGGTCGAACATGTCTTGGCTTGCGTATGTGTGATTGGTACAAACCAACCCTACATTGTATGAACCAAACATGTTCACACAATTACGCACAAGACTGGTAAGTGCTTTGGGCTTACGACCCATGTCGCCTTTCATATCGCCTGCATCAAATTGATTCACATCAGTAGGCGTAAGCAACATACCCAAGCTGTCAATCACAAACATGACCTTAGGACGTTCGCCTTCGGGCAAGGCCTTGTAGTCGCTCATGAACGTACTGATTGTTTTGGCCACATCATCAATCATGGCCATGCTTAGTTTAAGCAGTTTGTCTTGGCCGGTATCAACGCCTAATGCTTTGAGCCAATCTTCGTCTAGTGCGTTTTCACTGTCGATCAGTACAACATAAATGCCCTGTGCTTGGGCGTTCTTGATGATGTTACCGGAGCAGATATAACTTTTACCTGCGCCGGATTCACCTGCAAACACAGTGACTTTGCCCAAAGGAATACCTTTGTTAAAGTCGCCTGAAATTAGATAGTTCAAGGCATAATTGCCTGTGGAGATCCAGTCTGTTGGATCGTTGAAACCAATGCTCAATCCTTCGATTGACTTGGTAATTTCTTTACGAAATCGAGAAACGTCAAAAGGTTTACCCATGTGTCACCTGTTATAATATAAAAGAACACAGAGGGTTTCCCCCTCTGTGTGATGCGGTTGCTTACTTGTTTTGGCGAGCGCGGATCATGGCCAAGATGTCCTCGGCCTTTTTGTTGCCTTCTGCTGGCTTGGCCACTGGTGCTGTTGCCACAGGAGTATCCTCGTCATCAAACGAATCTACAGGTGCCTTCACAGCAGGTGCTGCTTTGGCTGCTGGAACATCTTCGTCCGCATCTGCTGCAGGTGTGCCAGCAGGTGCATTCATACCAGCTGGTCGGAAGTATTGTCCCCAACGCTCCATGTCAAATGGCTGACCATCTACTGATGCTTCAAACATTTCTTTCATGACCCGGAGTTCTACATCTGTAGGTTTCTTGGGCAAGAATGAGCTCAAGTCAAACAACCCATGTGTGTCAATTGCTGTTTGTTCCGCTTCAGTCAGCGCACTTTCTTTACGTGCCCACTTTGAAGTGTTGTAGTCAGCATAGCCACCTTTTTGTGTCTTGGTGATACGGAAGTCCAATCCTGCTGAGTAGTCAGTAGGCATGTTCTCCAATTCTGGGTCCATCAACGCACTCTTGATCAGTGTGAAGATTTGTGGTCCAATGATAAAACGTCGGATTGGGTTTGCTGGTGTTTTGTCATCAGCAATAGGGTTTTCACGTACAAAGCCCTGGAAGATGTAACTGCGTTTCTTCCAATATTTACGACCCATGTCTTCGAGACTAGGATCCTTGAACCAAGGGCTGACCTCTGACAGGATTGGGCAAGTTTCGTTCCACATGTGCATACATGGTACTTGCACCATCACTTGCTTGGAATCCATTTCTCCTTTGACGCCGTTGAAGGGCAGTCGAATCATGGCCCGTTCGGCCCAGAAGAATGTGTTTTTGGAATTTGCGTCCGGTAAAAATCGGACTGTTGCGGATTGGCCTTCATCCATGTTCCAGTGTGGATAGATTGGGTTTTCACCTCCACTGCCACCTGTTTTGCCTTTGTTCTCTGCTGCCTGTAGTCGTGCTCTGATTTCTGCTA